TTTACTTTAATGATAAGCTTTCCATGGTTAAACACGTCACGCCAGTTTTTTTCGATCCATCTAGCGCCGATACCACCTTTAGAACTTCGGCGAGAAATAGGGTTGTAGGGATGTTCTCCATCTTTTCCGTGGCTAAGCTTCTTAGACGCATAACGAGCAACATAACCAGCCGACTCGAATGTAACAGTTCCAAACTCCGCGAGTCCATGGCCCCATAACCTTGTAAGAGTGTCGGAAGAATACACATGATCTCCTCGATCGTTAGTATACTTATGTGATCCGTCAGCGGGTCTCCAATTAAAGATAATAGCGTGCCAATGTGGTCTTTTACGTTTGTCCCCGTATTCTCCCGCAACGAAAACCTTAATTCGGGAGTCTTTGTCCCCGAGCGTGGATGTTCGTATATGCTCACGCAACTTTTTAATAAACAGCTGGAAATCACGATAACGGAGACGACCATCGCCCAAATGGGCATCGTCGTAGGTAAGCGTGATAAAAGAGTTTTCAGGATGAAGACTAGCTTCATGGACACACCTCACTGCAGTTTGACGAGCGTTTTCGAGCCTGCAAGCAATACATTTGCCGCAAGCTATTTGAAATTGAGCATATTCTTTGCTACATTGTCGAGAGGACCAGGCAAGGGTTTTGCCGTCGGCTTTAAAGCCTACAGTCCTAGGGGTTAGACATCGCACTGTCTGATCCTTTTTTTTTGGTTATAACCGGATACCACCGCGCATACGGCGGGGATTAAGATTTATTTTGTGAGGAACTGACTTTGACCTGAAAGATCGTTTTGAGGCACTTTTTGATAGCGGTCGTCTTTTCATTAAATACTCCCTTTTTTAGACATGAATCTATGATTCCTGTCAGTGGGCATAATTACAACAAGGAAGTGCATTATGCCCACCCGCGTCGCTTACTGCTTTAGCTGAACTAGTTGAACGGCCTTGACGAGATGTCGTGGCGTGTCGAACTGTTCGATTTTACCGCTATTGTCGTCATATTCGCCGAGTGCATAGAGGTCATAGTCTTCTGCGTATTTGTGCAGCATAGACTCTGGGTTATTACATTGATCCTTGAAGGATCGTTCAGCCTCACCCGGTGTTCGGCTGTAGAAAGGTGGATTAAACACACCTGTTTTTGTATCTCTGATAGAGAATACTTGTAGTATCACTTCGTTCTCCTTTGTTTATTCAGGCACGATTGCCTGAGTTTCGTTTCCAGGAGTTTGGTAACTCCAGGCTTTTAGTCAAGTTTGTATAGTAAATAAATATTTACATTGTCATGAACAGCCGTCCATGGCGCCCTCAGGCGCCGTGGATGGCTGGGATCTCGCATCGTGCTCGCTGGAAATCGAATGAGCACTCGATTTCCCGTAGAAATAGAAAGGGCCCCGAGGTCGGGTTAATCAGCCGATCAAGTCGGCGGATATCCCTTGGGGGCCCTGAGAAGGTTGGGTTAGAGAAGAGGCAGGATTAGGGTTGAGGCGCACCAGCAGGAGTCGCGTTTGTCGTTGAATCGTCATTCGCGTTAACCGGCTGAGGCGCAAGACCTAATTTAATAGCCTCTGGTAGATTAGCGGAGTCCTTACAGAACTCCACAAGTTTAGAGGGGTTGTTCTCGAATCGAGAACGTATTTTAGCAGGAAGAGCGTCGAATGCAGATTGGGCATTGCGAACAGTATGAATAGCTTCCTGGAAGTCGGTAATAGCAGAGAAGTCACCGTAGATTAGTTGGGACTGGGGATTGGGTCTCATGTGACCAATCTCAGTATAAGATTTTAGGATGTTGTTAACATCACATTCATCGGCGAATTGTTGTTGAGTCATCGAAGGTTCATCGTTGTAAGAGGAAACACGAAGAGTTCCGTCTTCACGAGAGTTCCAAATCTGATTTGGATATTCGATGGGACAAAAGTTTTTGTAGGGCGGTTTTACATCTTTAATCGATTTAATAACACGTTTCATTTAGTTCTCCTTTAAATATCGTTCCAAGTTCGTGGTTGAGGACGATATATTGTTTTAGATTTGTTTTTGGGTTGTACGGATTTGCGTTTAGCTCTGTTTTTGGCGGCGTAATCATTGATTTCATTTAATTTATTAGAAAACCAATTTCGAACATTGCCAAGAACATTAGACCAAGTTCCGGACTCGGATTCAGTTTTTTTACCGGTAAGTTTCGTATTAGCTTCGATGTTTTCTTTCTCAGCATTAACTTTACTGGTTTGAGCGTCTAACAGTCCAGCTTCCAATGCGGAAGACATGAATTGAGAAACACCAGATAAAGGATTTTGAAGAGTAGTAGAAACAGCAGAGCCTGCGTCACCAGAAGCACTAGCACCAGTTGGGGAGGAGGCTCCTGTGCCTCCTCCAAGTAACATAGGATTGATACCAGCATTCTTAGCATCGAGGACAGCACGTTGCATAGCCGTTGAAGACATACGCTCCTGAAATTCCATTTGCTCTTTAGCGCTTGTAGCTTGAAATTGGCGGTTCCTTTCGGCTTCCGCCATATTCGCTGCAGTAGCATTATTAGCAATGGATTGATTTGAAGCGTTGGTCTGTTGTTGGCCGAAAGCATTAATAAGACCACCACCGATAGCACCGAGAAGCCAAGGAAACATTAAAACCTCCCTAGACCGGCAGGGATGTTATAAGTTCCCATAACACGAGTGTGTTTAAAGGAATAATAAATATCCGCAAGTACGGGGACGGCAGAAGCGTTAGCAAGGGCACGGGAAATTGGTGTATTAGACGCGATAAAAGAAGAGTTTAGTGAAGGTACGGACGTAAAGTCTTGAGCCAAATGCCAACTCTCTAAGGTTCCAGTTGCGTCGGATGCGAAATATCCGGCCACTCTACTAGGTTTATACTTGTATTCAGCATATCGCTCTTGATAACCGAAAACGGTTGTATCGCTGCCCGTAGAGTCCGCCCAAATTTCGTAATTGTAGATAGCTTGTTCACCGATTTCTTGGAGTTTAGGCCAAAAAAAGTCGTAGCGAGTACTACGCTTCCACATTTTTTCGATACCACGTTGATAAGTAACGTCCGCTCGTGCACACCACATTCCAATAACATAACCATGCTCCGTGAAAGATTTTGAGAAACCAATACGTTCAGATACAGATCCAGTAGCAAAAGCACCTAATTGAGCGAAGTAAGCACTACCGCTAGTAGGTGACATCTGAGGGACTGCATGGGTATTGATACGCATTTGACCGCCGCCTAGGTATTCTGGCCGTTGTAACCGATAGTCCGGGTTTTGAACGCCAAAATGGGCCAAGGTGAGCTCAACGTAACGGGTGCCGCCTCGGGCATCAAGTTCCAATAAAGATTGAACCTGGAACGCTGTACGCAATTGGTTGATGGTTCCAGCGGTATCAGCATCGACAGTCAATGATCCACGCGGGTCGATTGACATGCGTGTTGCGTCAGATGTTCTGGATAAGTAGCCTCCACCATCAGATTGCCAAGTAGTACCAGAGCCGTCCACAGTATCGGTACCAGTAAGATAAGCACGGACGTGAGTAGCATTAGAAACCCTAATAACCGTAGGGTCAGCAGGAAGGATGTTGATTGCAGTACCTTTTTGAGGCCATGGGAGAGCAGATGTAAAATAGTCATGTCTTTTATTCCTATTTACGTTGTTTCCAGCGGCATAAGTAGTTGCATAAGTATCAGGACCGTTGTCCGTAGGTACAGTAGTGGAATTTTGAAGGTTCTCGTCACGGAACCACGTATTATAAATCAAATTCCATCCACGAAAGGGGAGCGCATTAACTACTTGGGTACCAGATCCAAGTGGGATTCCCATTTTTTCATACAACTCACCAGGAGTGTTCGCAGATACAGTGATAGAAGTTGTGGGAATTGAGAAAGAAGTTGTGTCGCCAGGGTTATCTTGTGCTCCACAGAATTTCTCCCAGTTTGTCCAAACTAGTCGGTTAGGAACGAAAAAAAAGAAAAAATCCACATACATGTTATCCATGGGTGGGTTTACCATTGGTGCTAAACGAAAGAACGCATTCACGTTTAGATTGATGGTGTCGCCTGGTAGAATTTCGTCTACGAAGCAGGGATTTAATTTATCAAAGAACGCAGAGTCTTTGAATCCGAATGAACGATCGAACACAGAACGTGGCAAATTCACGCTCGGGACCATTGAGAAAGCGTGTTGGGTAACTCTAGAACCTAAACTCATATTTATATATCCTTTTGGTGTTTTTGAAGTTTATCGAATTTTTGAGCCAGAATGATTCCCTCAGATTCCTTGTGGGTTATTTGGGGAATATAGTTCAATCCCATAATGGCTCGACGTTTAAAGTTTTGTTTTTTTTCTTCTAAGGTAATTTTCTCTTCTTTTTGTTGGGCCTCCTTCATAATTTTTGGTTTTACTTCAGTAACATAATGACTCCATACGTGGGGCAGATTCTTTTGCAGCCATTTTTCATAATAGCGCGGGATTCCACATTCCACGTAGGAGCCTTTTACTTTAATGATAAGCTTTCCATGGTTAAACACGTCACGCCAGTTTTTTTCGATCCATCTAGCGCCGATACCACCTTTAGAACTTCGGCGAGAAATAGGGTTGTAGGGATGTTCTCCAT